AACCTGTTGTTGAAGCATCTAACGATAAAGCACCAACAGCAACATTTTCAGTACCTGTGGTGTTTGCACCTAAAGCTGCTTGACCAACACCCGTATTATTAGATGCTGTTGTATTTGCATCACCACAATCAGAACCTATAAAGGTATTAGCATCACCAGTTGTAATTGCTCCACCTGCTACATAACCTACTAACGTATTATTAGTACCACCGTTTTGTGTACCACCTGCTTGTGAGCCAACTGCTGTATTTCTAAAACCACCAACTTCTGTTGATAAAGCAGCATAACCAATAGCTGTATTATCATTTTCTGTTGTTAAAGCATCTAAAGCCAATCCACCTACAGAAGTATTTCTAACTCCTGTACTAATTGCATTACCTGCTGCATATCCAACTGCTGTGTTATACATATCTACATTTGATGCTGGTTCTTGACTTTGTAGTGCTGCATAACCTACAGCTACCGACCTATCTCCGTCAACATTAGTAGCCATAGCTGACCAACCAAGTGCTGTGTTTCTATCTCCTGTTGTATTAGCTGCTAAAGAAGCATAACCAACTCCTGTATTACCAGTAGCTGTAGTATTACTATCTAACGCTTGATGTCCAACTGCAGTATTTTGAGCACCTGTAGTATTAACTTCTAGTGCAGCTCTACCTAATCCTGTATTTGAAGCACCAGTTGTATTTGCTCCTAGTGCTAAAGAGCCTACGGCAACATTATTAGTTCCAGTAGTGTTTGCTGTTAAAGCCTGTTTTCCAACAGCAGTATTTTCATTTCCAGTAGTGTTTGCTCCTAAAGCACTTCTACCAACGGATGTGTTATTTGAACCTGTAGTGTTACTTGCTAAAGCTCCAGTACCCACGGCAGTTAAAGCATCACCAGTTGTATTTGTTTGTGCAGCTTCTAAACCTACAGCAGTATTATTATCTCCAGTAGTATTAGCTTGTAGTGCATCTTTACCTACGGCAACTCCGTTAGTTCCAGTAGTGTTTGCAGTTAAAGCATTAAATCCTACAGCTACAAGATTTGAAATTGTAGTGTTTGTTGCTAATGCATGGTCACCAACGGCTACATTGCTTGAACCCGTGGTATTTGCAAACAAAGAAGCACGACCAAATGATGTATTAGTAGAACCTGTAGTGTTTTTTGTTAAAGCAAAACCACCTACTGCTGTATTATTGTCACCCGTTGTAAGGTCATCAAAAACTTCAAAACCTAAACCTGTGTTAAGAGAAGCAGCATTTAAAGTACCTGTACCACCATCATTACTAATAAGAATACTATTAGCAAAGTTAGTGATATTAGAAGATATACCTACGCCATTAATAGTTCCTGTTACTGCTGCGTCTCCACCTATAGCAACATCATCTGTTACTGTTAGATCATCTTGTACTTTAAGATCTACTACGCTAAGACTAGCAAAAGCGTCAACTACTTTAGCGCCACTTCCTGCTCCGTCTAAATAAACTGCTTTTGTATCTCCCGGGGGAATAGTTATTGTCGCTCCGGATCCTTGTTTGATAATTATGTTTTGTGAACCACTTGTACCATTTTCGATAAAGTGCATTCTGCTAAGAGTATTAGGTGCAATAGTAATAGTACAAGCAGAATCCAGTGTGCCTGTGTATTCAAGATACATGGCCCTTCCAGGATCACTAGCTCCGTCTGCTACTGTAGTGGTGTGAGTATTAGCGTTAGTTGTTATGCCTTCGGTGCCATAACTTAAAGCCTCTCCAATCAGTTCTAAATTTGTGTTAGTAGACGTTCCCCAGGTTCCTGACTCATCCCCTGTGGCTATTTCTTTTAACCTTAAATCATTTACAAATGTTGCCATATCCTATGCTACCTCTTCCCAATTTGGAGTTTGTGTTTGATTTATGTTAGCATAATTTTTAGTTTGTGTATCATCTATCAATGACCAAACCAATACGCTACCAACAGACCCAATCGACTCAACCCCTATTACAGCTACGTTTGCTTCTGAATCTGTGGTAACTGTACCAAGAGATCCAGTTGCTGTATTTAGAGTAACTGATAAGTTATTATTTGTTATTAATGTTGCAGTGCCTAAAGCACTGGTGCCTACCGTTCCAGAACCTGTGAGAGTAACAATAGCTTCGCCATCTACCGCTACTGAAAGACTACCGACTGTTCCAACTGCTCCTGCTATAGAAGCAATTGCTTGTGCATTTACACCTGCAACGGGTGCGCCTGTAGTTCCTGCTGCTGGTGCAGTAAGGGTAACAGGTATAGTTCCTTCATCCCAACCTAGCTCACCAAAACCAGCTCGACCCCAACCACTTAGTAGCTGAGCCATTTTACGCTATTCTGATTATCGCTGTACTCGCTGCTGCTGCTGGAAAAACTATAGTAAAATCGCCAGATGTTGATGTTTTTTCGCCACCAAAATCAATAGTAGCAACAGATTTGTCACCATTAGTATCATTATAGATCATACAACCTCTAGCAGTAACAGTAGCTGTACCAAAGGTTAGATCTGCAAAATCAGTAAAACCTGTGGTGCCAGCACTTGTTGGTGCTACTTTTGTTAATGCAGCCCCACCAGAAGTATAGTTTGTGCCACTTGCTTGACCTGTAGTTGTAAATGCAGTTGTAGTTGCGCCTAAGGTTGCAGAGCTTGTATATAGTGCAAGTTTAAAGGCATTACCACCAGTTGCAAAATTATGTGTTGCTTCTAATAGTTCTTTTTTAAAACTTGTTGTTAATGTTGATGTAATCGCCATATTAAATCCTTTTTATTATATCTGCTAACTCTTGATCACCAGATTTAACAAAATCCTGTATCAGGGAAGCTTTATAAGATTTTAAAGCATTTTTTATATAAATCAAACAAACTTGGTAAATCAAATTTTGATAAGCTCTAGCTTGTTCTTTTATATGTGGTGAAGTATTGTCTGAATATCCTACAATTTTCTCTGTTAATCTTTCAGCCCAGAACTCTGGAGGGTGTCCTCCGAAGTTGGTTGTGGCTATTTCTACCAGTCCTAATTTTGGCATTCCCTCTGGCGTAATCTTATCTACCATTTTTTAGGCTCTACAGATTTTTGTAAATGTTCGTCATTACGGCCTATAAGAGTTGGCTTATGTTCATATTTTTTTATTTCTAATTCACTAATTCTAGAAACTTGTAAAGTATTTTCATTTTGCAAAACTACTAAAGGATCTGCAAGTCTATGATATCCGTATAGTTTTTGTTCTGCTGGAACATCTGTATCTAACAATCCACTACTAGCAGCTACTTCTACTTGTATATTATTAGAAACACATTTAGACAACCAAAACTCAACACAAGCCCTTCCGGATTCTGCAAAATGCAAATTACCTTTATAACTGAAATCTACACCAAATAATTTTATATTAGCTACCTCGTTCCATAATGCAAAAGCAACTGCATAAGCAACCGTATTATTTAAATAATAACAATTAGTATCAACAATTATTTCTTTTATAGGGTACTCAACTAAACCAGGGCATCTATCATCTAACTGACATGTGTATATAGGCCCTTTATGCTCTTGTAATACTTTAGCCATACTACTAGTTTGGCCACCAGCATCATCACCTTCTAAGAATCTAGATGGGGGATCCATCATAAATACTCTATCATGGAAGATTACATCTGCTACAGCATTTATTGCCCAGACTTCATCAAAATGAACTCCATGAGATTTAGCTAAATTATAATCAAACCAACTTTTACCTAGCCCAACTATGGCTATTGATTTACCTTTAAGACCTGCAATTTTTTCCATGTATTTTTTAAGATACCGTTGTCCTCAAAGAATCATGACGGTATTCATCTCTCCTTCCGCGAGCTTCTGCAAGATTTTTTAATCTTGTGATTTCAAGTAGAAATCTTTGCTCGTATTGTTGTTGTATATCGGGCTCACCCTTTAAAAATATATTAGCTTCTACTAATGTTCCATATAGTAATGCATTTCTAGCATTTTGTGAAATCCAAGTCCCAGTGGTATCTGTTACTATTGAATTTGGTTTGAATAAGTAGTGCAATTCAACAGAATAATCAGCATCTGGCACAGGACTTACAATCAATGTAGATCCATTATTTCCTGCTGTAGATAGTTCTTTATCAAAATCTGCGTAATACAATGGCCTAGCTCGTTCACTAATTGCTGTAGGATCGACTGAAAATTCACGCATGAAAGATGTATGTTTTTTATCTAAATAGTGATAATCACCATCTCCATCTATAACTGCAACTGAAAAACTCATCTGAAAATCAGAAGGAGCTGTTAAGTAAGTGTTGCCTATCGTTAAGTTACCAGTAACGTTTTTACGAAAGTAATCAAACTGTATTAGTTCAAAAATCCTTTCTTCTGCATTTTTAATAAAATCATCAACAGTAGCAACAAATGTAGTTTCTTCATTCTCTACATAGTTTTTAATTAATGTTTTTAATTCAGCTAATGTCATAATGTAGTAATTGTAACTGTCCCTAATGATCCTGTCATCTTAGGAGTCGTAAAATTTGTTGGTAATGTTGAAGGATTCATAAAGTTTGATTTAAAAATAGAGGAACTTACAACAATAACAAAACCCTCTCCTTCTTCTTTATCGTTGTTTGGTCTTGGTTTATATAAAGCCTCAGGATCTGCTTTTGCTGTTAAAGGTTTTAGCTGTGGATGTTTAGGTTCAAAACAATCAGAACATACTTTAGCACCATTCCATTCTTCTTTTAATTCAGTAAACTTATATTCAAAGGCACATCTATCGCATAAAGCTTTTGCAAATTTTCCAGAGGCATAGGCCATCTTATCTCATCCTAATATCAGGTCTTACTCTAAATGATGCTCTATCTTCATCTTGGTCTGCTGCTCTAAGAAATTCTTCTTCGTATATAGCTTTTAATTGAGGAGTAAGTTGTGGATTCTTTTTTAAAGATATGTAATAAGCCAATCCTGCAACAAAACAAGGATAAAATCTAAATGGCATATCCATAGTATTGTTAGCTTTGTCTGCGTCATCCATTCGTACTATTTTATTAAAAACTAGAACATCTGTACTGTTTTCTGGTGCGGGCCATATTTTTAAAATTGGTGTAGTTAGCTTGTCAAGAAAGAATTGTGATGGCCTGGCTTTGGTTGTTTTATTTGGTATGTTTGTATATGCAGATCTACTAATTCTATTGATGCTTGTGTCAGTTTGCACTCCATTAATTGTTCTACGTACCACTACATCTAAAACATCAATTACATTTTTATTTAAAGGATAATCAGTTGTGCTTTCAGTAACTGTTTGTGTAGCTTGTTCTATTGTCCATTGATTAAGACCTCTGTTAGCCCATTCAGCAAGCATAATGTTTACGCTTCTAATTGCACTTTTTAAATCGTATCCTGTTCTTAATTCAAGCCCACATCTTTCATAAGCTTCTTCTATAAACTCAGTTACATTAGGTTCAAAATTTGTACTGCCTGATAATGACATTATTTTTTCTTAACTCTTTTTATAGTTTTTTCTAATCTTTTTGCTTGGTTAGCATGTAGCCTAGATGCATTTTTTAACTCTTTAATCATCTTAACTGTTTGCGTTTTTGTAAGTTCTGCCATATTAATCTTCCTCTTGAGCGTATAGATTGTTAAATGTTACATTAGGATCCATATAGCTCTCATGTTGTTCTGCTGAATGTGTCCATTGCGAAGGCATAAAGTCTGGCGCTCCTTCACCTACACGCCATAAAGCAGGATTTGTTGCCCTTACTCTATTATTGGGTAAGGCTACAAAGTTACCAGTATATTCGCCAGCGTCTGTTAAATATAACACATGTGATTGCTTATGTTGAGCAGGATCATCTGCTATTGAGTTATCGGTGTAATCTACAGTAAACAAGTATTTGCCTGTATGAAATTCTCCACCTATTTTACACATCCAAGGAGATGAGCTAACCCTATCTAAAACTACAACAGAATGTTCGTGACTTAAACAGTCCCAAGGTTGAGCTAAATGGTCTTCCATAGGCTCTGGCCATTCTTCTAGAGGTATGTCTGCTACTAAAGCTTGAATAGGCATTCTAGCCCACATAGCGCCGCCATGAACGTTTTGCGCATCTTCTTCATCGTCTATTTCACATCCAGTAAATACTACTTGGAATGATAAAGACCTGTCTGGCAATGTATTGACAGCTATAACAAGAGCATGTAAATACTCTCCATGATATTTGCTATGGTTAGCTGTAAACTCTTTTCTGACCCAGCATTTGAACTGCGGGATATTTGAAATTAAATATGACAAAACACTCTCTCCTTTGTTTTTGTAAAAAAATTATTATACTTTTCCGCCTTTAGCCATATATTTAGTGCCTTTCATAGCGCCGCCTTTAGCCATGTATTTAGTACCCTTCATAGCTCCACCTTTGGCCATGTATTTAGTACCTTTAGCTGCGCCGCCTTTGGACATATACTTAGTTCCTTTTGCTGCTCCGCCCTTAGACATGTACTTAGTTCCTTTTACAGAACCACCCATTGCGTATCCTTTTGTTCTTTTAAACATTATTTTGCCTCTTTTTTAACAACTTTCTTTTTAGCTGGAGCTTTTTTCTTAGCTGGCTTTAAATTTGCTGCTTGATGATAACTTTTTCTACTGCCCATAATATTCTCCTTTAAGATATGGTTGTGACTTTTCTTTTAGGTGACATAACTTTACCACAGCCTCTAGCTATAAAACCACCATTTTTCTTTTTGACTCTATTTTGTGCAACCATTGATCTTTCTATAGCGGCACCTCTTTTTTTCTCGTAGGACGATAATTTACCATCTTTATTAAGATCTGCTTTATTTTTATTCATAGGCCCTCCT